ATTCGCCACCGCTTGTATCAACTGAAGCTGTATCGACTGGCTTTGCTGCGTTGACCCTTGCATAGGTTTGTTCCAGTTCTTTTTCGCGTCGGCGGAAACGGCGCATCATTTTTTCTTCTATGGCAACAAGCGCGGGATCGCGCTCGACGAACTCATGATGCGTCGTGTAACTTTCTTCATCGAGCGCCTCACGATGCACCAACGAACCGTCCCGAGTATAGAAATACACGTGAGCCTCGGGATCATTGTGCGTAATGGCATATGCACCCGGTACGACGAACTTCAACGTTTCCCGGCCCTTCACCAGCGCGAGCAACCGCAGTTCGCCCTCACCGGCAAGCATGATGAACAGAGGAACCTCTTTGCTCGTATTAATATCCAGCGTCACTGGACGCGCATAATCGTTATCAAACGGCATGACCTCACCAGAAGGAAGGATTTCCCAGCTATGAATATCATTCAATGTAATCATTGTCTTGGCCTTTCTTGACCGTGGTTTTGCTTATGAGGCGGGAGTGATCGTACAGGGCGCTACACCCTACCCGGGTTAAGCGCCCTTATCGGTTTGGAAAACCGTCCTCAAGAGGGGCTTTTGCTCCGCAAAAGGACTGCCGTGGGATTCCCTGCCCTTATGGGGCCACTGGCTGTTTGTCGATCCTTTCCAGATCAACCTTATCCATCACGGCATCGTAATCGCTGACAGGCAGCGCCTCGATCAACGCCGGTCCGAACTGGGTATTACCCTCAATCACGCACTGGCCGAGCGTGATGCAATCAAACGGATCGATTGTCGATGTCCAGAATGGCTTGAGGTGAATATCGGCCGGAACCAGATAGGCGTCCTTCGTAAGCCTTGGGTTCTGGGTTTCGACAGCCCAGATCGCGTTACGATCCTCATCGAAACCGGCATCGACCTCCGGTCTATGGAAACGCCCGCCGATCCCCGGGGCGACGAAATTCCAACGGAAATTCTTCGGTCCATATCCATAAATGTCGTCCGGCTGGTCATGGTCGTTATCGATGTAATCGTTCTTCACGATTTCGACCGCTTCTGGATCAAGATGATCCTCCAGAAACGCCGGAAGATCATCCGGCGACAGCGCCGCCAGATAAGGGTCTTCCATGCGCTCGAACAACTGTTCAGGCGCACAATAGGCGACGATCATGACCACGCCGCCGCCGGGTACACGAGGCACATTCAGGTCGAACTCAATCGCCGCCGCACCTTCCACAATAGACGTGGTCATGGCGTCGGCATCCGATGAATACCGCTTCGACATGCCAAAGCGTGTCTCGCCACGTCGCAGCAAAATCGGCTGACGCCACGCTTGCTCCGTCACCTGAATACCATCCATCAAGAGATCGATGATCATATCTTCATGCGCGTTATAGCGTTTGCGAATGTTGGCGAATATCTGCGCTTTCCGCGCGGTCTCAATATTCGCTAAGGAAATGGTGATACCATTATCCGCCAGCACGGCGACAGCGCCCTGCAAATCTGCTCGCAGGCCGCTGATATCCTTCAACTGCGATCCGTTTGCAATGTTCGCCGCTGACGTGGCAAGCGGCTGACCGCCCGTGCCGGTTGCTGCTGCCACAATCGGCATCGCGTTGCCGACGTTGTATTTCGCCTGCAGGGTTGTGTTTCCATCGCCCGCCACGGGGACATAGCGATTTCCTATGCTTCCCCTGATGGCGAGGTTTTGCTGCGCTATCGACAGCGCCACCTCACCTTGCATCACGGCCTGATCGAAATCCGGCACAATATGCGAGAACATATTTTTCGGCCACATCGCCTGCGCAAGCGTTTTATCCAGAAGATCACGCTGCGGAATGTTTGCCGAGACCTCAGCACGGGCGAAATTCACCAGCGAATTATAGGCACGAACATAGCCCATATTGGCAAGCTGCGTTGCCCGCCTATGCTTCCCCAACCGCTGATGAACTTGGTTGGTTTCGGGCGCGCCAGCTGGTTGCGTCACGAAATACGGCGTCGGTGCCGCTTCACCGTCACGCTTACGGCCCGTATAAGCAAGGTCGAGATCGTCAGCGGTGCGAAATTCGGGCATCGCCAAATTCGGCACGAGCCACGCCTCACAGACAACGTCAATGCCGTTCAACAGCACCTCTACCGTTTGCTGCATCTCGAATGCGAAGGCAAACCGGCCCCGCATACTGTCCTCGCGTAGTAGCGGGATCGTCGCCACAGGGACGACCTTGCCAGCCGGCATCGACGTCATATTACGAAGCATGTGATTTCTGCGGGTGCGAGGCACCGCAATAGGGTTTGTTGCATGTCTTGTTTTTATCGGAGCCATTTTTTGATACCTTTCAAAATGGTGACGCTCTCTTTTATCGCGATTTTGCCGACCCGTCTAGCGCGTCGGCATGTTTTACAGGGCCTTTTTTTCACGGCCCCATCCACGGTTCGAAGAATTCAAAAACCGCTTTTCCGAAGGACAACGTGTCCTTCTTAGGGTCTCTCGTGAGAACCCCGGCTTTAACACTATCGAATGCGTTCGTCACGTTCCTCGCGATGGGTTGCCCCATCGCTTTATGACGTTCCTCACTCGTCATGCCCGTGACGTTGTACCACAAATCATCAAAACCCGTGAGCGCAAACACATAAGTCTGCGCTATCTCGCTATCACCGTACCTAGTCTCGAACGCTTCGGCGCCCGGGACCGTGGGATCAATGTTGTAGGTACGCCACGGGTTCGTCGTTTCCGGTGCCTTTATTTCCGGCATCATTGGCGCACCTGCGTTAGTCGCCAACCGTGCCGATTTGAAGGATGGAACGCCGGACAAGGCGCTAAAACTCGCGGTTGGCTTAGCGCCCCCGCTTGTCCATCCTAGCGCCCCTGCCATCCCGAAGTCCGCAGATGGCGCAGGCGGGAAATAACTCTTGGAATTTGGCAGCGCACTCTTAAACAGTGACCCCGCCAAATTATCGAGAGTTCCGCCTATAGCCCCCGCTATTACACTGCCCACAGACGGGACAGCAGCGCGGGCTTGAGCTGCGGCCATCGCATTATGGCCTGTGGTTGTCGTCGTCGAGAACGCCGACAAACCACCCGCTTGCAACAGGGTCATAGGATTATAACCGTTTGCAATCGCCGCTTTATTCATTTCCGCCACGTTCGCGACGTTGGTGGAAACAAGCGGCACCTTTGCCGCTTCCTCCATCAACTTCGCGTTTCTTTTGGCATCCTTTCGTCCGAACAACCCGCCAATCAATGCGCCGAGAAATGCATGATGCATTTCCGGCGCACCGTTGACTAGGAGAGCGTCGAAAATGACATCATGCATTTCTCTTTCTCCTCTTATAAAGGACTGCTCCGATCTGCAAAGTGACCGCTAAAAGCGCCCCCGACAGATTGACGAAAGTGTCCGCATGTTCTGCGGCCACTCCATAGGTCACTAGCACCCCGGCTACATACAGCCCGGCGCGTCGCACGACCGGCGCGAGCAACTCACGCCCTATCGATCCGATGACCTCTATTTTATCCATATTATCACCCCCTTTCGTTCCTTTTCATTGCACTGATTTGCGCCCTTTTTCAAGAGGGCGCCTATTTGCACCATGGCACCCAGTCTTTACTTGCGCCACCGCCTGCACGGCGTGGCGCTAGCCTATCAGGCCTTGATTTACATACCTTTTTTTTGTCTTCGCGCGCCGAGAGCGACTGCGGGGCAGGCTCAGTTAGTTTTTGTACCGGTCTGTTTTTGGCCTGCGGCTTTTTTATTACTGGATGCTGTGTTGCTTTAGCAACATGTTGCGCAGGTATTGGCCCCGCTTTGATAGACGCTTGCTTCGCGAGCGCGTCTCGCGTGACCATGTTAACGGGGGAGCCGGAAAAGATGGCGTCAACTAGACTTTCCATCTTTGTTGGCACTCGCTCAGTCGTATAACTCTGACGCGAGCGACCTTGTACCGGCTGTGGCCGCGACCAGGTCTGCGACTTGGTCTTGCGGATCGTAGAACTCCGTTCCGAGGAACGGCCCGATTTCTTTTTGCTCATCTGGTGTCCAGTCTGCGTTAAAGAACCCAACTCTATTTTTTCCGAAGTGATACAGTTCGTGGGCTTTCCTGTACTCTTCTTTCTTTTGCGCCTCCCGTACCAAAGCCTCATCGACCGGCTTGTACGTTTTTGGATTTGCAACAAACATTTGCCTATTGTGCCAATGTTTGCCCGCCCATTCATGAAGTATCTCAGATGGCGGGAAGTCTTTCCACGGATGCTTTTTTTCCCAAGCATCGCAATAGGCGGCCATGAATAAATCCCATGTCGCGCCTTTGAGGTAGAACTTTATAAGTTCCCTTGATTTCTTGCGGCGGGCCTCTGGGAACGTATAAAACCTATCCTGCGGGACTAGGCCGTTCTCTACCATCGTTCGCGCCTTGTTAACGAAATAATGAGCGCCTATAGGCGGCACCTTGGAAAACTGAAACTTGCTTTGCGCGTTCGTGTCTTTTTGATCCTTACGGATATATTTGCAGCAATATTTAACGTGGGAAGGTTCTGGACGCTTCCACACTTGATGACCGTGTTCCCACAGGTCATCCCAATATCGCTGGTACATTTTTACGGGCATTACTTTTTCTTGCCAGAAAATGATCGCGTGCCAATGGGCGCGACCCTTCAAACTGCCATACTCGCCCGCAATCAGATACCGCGCTGGAAACCCATGGTTCCGCAAACGCTTGAGCCAAATCTGAATGTCCGAGTATGTGAGGACGGTCGTCCGCTCGTGGCGGTCTATCCCGTCCTTGTCCCGCCCGTAAGTCAACGTCACGGAATGCGTTCCTACGGCGGTCCGGCTTTCAGCCAAGCATCGACCAACCCAGTCGTTCGTAAGGTTGTCGATGCATATATCGCAGCTACGACAAGCCACGATGGTTCCCTCTGGGAGTGTGGTAGGATTACGGCACATTTTTAAGGCTCCATTACGTTGCTAGTCAGTAGCTGCATACTTACTCAAGGGAAGACGTGGTCCGAAAAAAGCCCCTAGATTTCTCTAGGGGCTTTTTT